GACCATATTTTAAAATCACAAGTTGTTACAGATGCTAGAATTGGTTGGCATCCGTGGTTGGATTCAAAATGGGAAAAGGAAGTAAATGAATGGGCAACTCATTCTATATGGGTGGGATTATTTGATATTCTGATAAAGAATGAAGTAATAAATAATTATTATGAATTTAAACACAATTTACCTTTAAGTAAATCAAACAGATTAGGATTTGCTGCTAGATGTGAAGGTAGAAAAAACCCACATTATTTAGAAAATTTAGATTGTTTTATTTTTACAAACTCTTTTGAGTTTAACACATTTTGGAAAAATGCGGTTGGTGGAAATTATGATAAAGCAAAAATTTATCATTATTATGGTAACTTTAAAGATAAATTTTATAATATGGATTGGGGAGTATCACATTCAGCATTTACATCAGAACCATTTGGATATGGTATTTTTGAAGCAGTAGATAAAGGAAAACTACCTATTTTACACACAACTTGGTGTAAAGATTTTGAATATCCATACAGAGTTTCATCTAAAAATGAATTTGTAGATATTTATAATAAGATATGTAGTGATACATACGAAACAAAAAATCATTGGTTCAAAAAAATTAAAAGCTATATGATTGATAATTATTCTGATAAACAATTGTGGATTGATTCATTATTGAATATTTATAACATATAGGAGAATTATGGCAACACTATCATCAGGAGATACTTTATCTTTAAACAATTTAGCAACGGCTACAGACCAAAGTACCAAATCAATGGGTACGGTAGCAGGTAGTACAGCAACTCCAATATCGATGTCAGCATTCGCAATAGATAGTGTAGGAGCAGTTACTGGATTTACATATGTTGTTGAAAACACATCAGAGGATTATGTTTTAGGATTTGGAGGGGATGGTGGAAGATTTGTAAAGATTAGAGAGAAAAAAAGAAATTTTGATTGGAGTATAACTGGTGGGGGTACTATTTATTTTACCTCTGCATCCTATTCACAAGCAGCAGCTGGTAGTGGTTCATTAACTATATCTGCTGGAGAAATGAAAAATGCTGGTACTCAAACAGCATTAATTGGTGCTACATCTCACACATTAGGTGTTAAGTTTGCAGATGGATTTAATGACCACGCTACAAATTATAATAGTAGTAGAACTAAAACAGTATATTCTGTTGATTCATATGATGGAAACGCAGCTGCACTTTGTTTGGTGTCTGATTCACCTATAGAAAAAGCAGATGGAACAATGGTTGAAGTTGGTGATTTAAATGAAGGAGATGTACTGAAGGGCTATTCATTAGCAGGTTTATCGGAAGATTCAGACTCAAACTTCTTAGAATGGTCATCAAATACTATAGGAGAAACAGAAAAAGATGTAAAAGTAGTAAATTTAACTTATTCATTTAGTAATAAGATATACAATATTAATGATGGTGAAATAAAAGGTACTGGAGAGCATCCTATGTTAATTAAAGATGCTACGGATGGGTTATATAGGTTTAAGGAATTAATGTTGTTAGAAATTGGTGATAAACTTATAAAGAAAGTTGATGGTTCTTTAAGTGAAATAGATGTAGTATCTATAAATTTAGAATCATCTGATGTTGAAATAGTATCTTTAGATGTAGAAGAGCAAGATACTTATTTAGTTAATGGATATGTAACTCACAATAAGGGTACTAATTCGTTTACTGATTTAGCAGCACCTGGTGCACCAACAAGTATAACATGGAATAATAGTACATTTGTATTAAGTTGGACAGCACCATCATCAGTTGGAACAGGTGGTATTACGGCTTATGATTGGGCTATTGATAATAATTCTGATTTTAGCTCACCTGTAACCAATGGAAACGAAACAGAATGGTCAGCAACCAGTATCAGTTTACCTGGACAAGGTATTACTTTAAGTAATGGTACTTATTATTTCAGAGTAAGAGCTATTGACCAAGGTTTAGCTGGAACTTATGGAACATTGACATTTACATTCTCTGAACCATAGAAAAAATGACTGTTTCGAAAAAAACTATATATTTATATATATAAAAACAATGTTATATTAAATTTTACAAAAATGGCAAACAAAAAGTTAAGTAAAGAAGAATTAGAACAAATTAGTTCAATTAGAAATGAAGCATCTCAAATTTTCTTTGATTTGGGTAGAATTGCAATCAGAAGAAGAAATGCAAATGCACAAATTGATTTAGATGAAGAGAAGTTAGAAGAACAACATGATAACTTAGTTGAAAAAGAAAATGAGTTATATAAAAAATTGAATGAAAAGTATGGAGATGGCACTATAGAACCTACAACTGGTGAATTTATACCATCTACAGAAGAAAAAAAATAAGTTTTTGAAAAAGAATTTAATACTTATATGTGTATAATATTACATTATCACTAAAGGAGAATAAAAAATGGCAGAAAAAATCGTATCACCTGGCGTATTTACAAGAGAGAATGATTTATCTTTTATTTCACAAGGAATAGGAGAAATCGGAGCCGCAGTGATTGGACCTTTTAAGAAAGGACCAGCATTTGTACCCACAATCGTAAATACCCAATCAGAATTTGAAGAAATATTCGGTACACCTGATGGAACATACTATACAGGATATACCGTACAAAATTATTTAAGAGAAGCAGGAACTGTAACAATTGTTAGAGTTGGACATGTTGGAGGATATACTCACGTTGACCCAGTCGGTATTGTTGTATCGGGTTCATTATCAGGTAACGCATCTGGTAGTGGAGGTGGTAGACAATTATTAGGAGCATTATTTGCTACTGAAAATGGTACTGAATCAACTGGATTTCCATCAGCAACAAACTCAATCAGTTGTCAACTTTCTTCTTCTACTTTTAACATTAGTGGTTCTGAATTAGGAACTGCAGTATCAGCATCAGTTGTACCATCATCAGGTAGTGATATATCAGATGTATTTGGTGACTCACCGCTTGGAAGTAAAAACGCATATGTTTATAAATACTTTGAGCAAGGAGCTACAGATGCAACAGGATACTTCTTAGAAAGTGGTTCTAAAGTAGAATTAGTTTCATTAGCTGACCAAGCATTGAATTTCGATACTACTAGAGCAACTACTCCTTACATTCAATCACAACTTATCTCAGGTGAAAGACACAATCTATTTAGATTCCATACATTAGCTCATGGTACTGATACGAACCAAGAGTTTAAGATTTCTATCTTTAATGTAAAACCTGCAGGAAGTTCAGCAGCTACAGATTACGCAACATTCTCAGTAGCGATTAGAAAATTTAGTGATACTGATAAGAGAAAGAATGTATTAGAAACATTCAACAATGTTAACTTAGACCCAGCTTCACCTAATTACATTAAGAAAGTAATCGGTGATAGAGTTGTAAGTATTGATGCAAATGGTAAACAAACTGAAACTGGTGATTACGCTAACTACTCTTCATACATCTATGTAGAATGTAGTGAAGAAGGTTCGTTCCCAATTACAGCAGCACCATTTGGACACTCTGCATATGTTAATCCAATAGCAGTTGTAAGTTCACTTTCACCAGAAGAAAAAATCGTACCACCTGTAACATTTAAGAGTGGTTCTGATTCTAACACTTCATCTAATAAGATAAATTACTCTGGTATAGATGTGGAAACAACAACTGTTAAGATTGATAATGTTAATTACTTATCACCTATTCCTACTAACGCTGGAACGGGTTCAAACTCAGTATTCGCATTTGATTCACAACTATCTTATGAAATGACTGGTTCATCTGCAGTTGATATAGCAAAAAGACAATTCACTGTGGCATTCCAAAGTGGATTTGATGGTGTATCACCAACGATTAGAAAGAAATTAGGTTCAAATATCTCAGCAGGTAACTCGCAAGGATTTAACTTATCTTCTTCAACCGCTAGTGGTTCAGTAGCATATGTGAAAGCAATTAACGCAGTATCTAATCCTGATGACTTTGATATCAACTTAGTATCAGCACCGGGTGTTATCAGAAGATTACACTCTTATGTGTTTGGTAAAGTTGTTGATATGGTAGAGGATAGACAAGATGCATTCTTTATTGGAGATATAACTTCAGTAAATGATACAATAGCACAAGCAACAACTCAAGCAGATGCAGTAGATTCTAACTATGTTGGTTCTTACTATCCTTGGGTTAAAACAATCGATATTAATACAAACAAACTAACCGCAGTACCACCATCAGTATTGATGCCAGGTATATTTGCAGCTAACGATAGATTAGCAGCTGAGTGGTTCGCACCTGCTGGTTTAAACAGAGGTGGAATCGTAGGAGCAGTTTCAGTATTAAACAGATTAACGCACGCTGAAAGAGATACACTTTATGAAAACAAAGTTAATCCAATCGCATCATTCCCTGGTGAAGGTATTGTAGCATTTGGACAAAAGACATTGCAAGATAAAGCATCCGCTTTAGATAGAATCAATGTTCGTAGATTGTTGATTAAAGTTAAAAAGTTTGTAGCAAGTACTTCAAGATTCTTAGTATTCGAACAAAATACGGCACAGACTAGAAACAGATTTATAAACACTGTACAACCTTATTTAGAAGGTGTACAACAAAGACAAGGGTTATACGCATTCAAAGTGGTGATGGACGAGACAAACAACACTCCTGATGTAATTGATAGAAACATCTTAGCAGGTCAAATATTTTTACAACCTACTAAGACGGCTGAATTCATAGTAATTGATTTCAACATTCTACCAACAGGTGCATCGTTCTCAGCATAATGAAAATTTAGAAACTATATATTTATAATAGTAATAGGAGAAAAAAAATGGCAGAAGTATTAGAATTCAACGAAATGTTTTATACCAACTTCGAACCGAAGATGAAGAACAGATTCATCATGAACATCGATGGTATAGACTCATATTTAATTAAAACAGCCAACAGACCTACTATTCAGTTTGAACCTGTAACATTAGACCATATCAATGTTAAGAGAAAACTAAAAGGTAAAGGTGAGTGGCAAGATGTAGAGATTACTCTATATGACCCGATTGTTCCTTCAGGAGCACAACAAGTGATGGAGTGGGTGAGAACTTCACATGAATCACTAACTGGTAGAGATGGATACGCAGATTTCTATAAGAAAGATGTAAACTTCTTTATGTTAGGGCCTGTAGGTGATAAAATAGAACAATGGACTCTTAAAGGTGCATTTATAACATCAGCTGCATTTAATGATTTAGATTGGGCTTCAAATGACCCAGCTGAAATTACTTTGACGTTATCTTACGATTACGCAATACTTGAATTCTAAAAAATAAATACTGAAGAAAGAAAGTTCTCTATGTGAGAACTTTTTTTTTGCGCAAAATTCTAATTTTTTAAAACTTATATATTTATATACGAACAAATAAAGGTTAATTATGGCAGAAAATAAAAAATATGACTTTCCAACGGAAGTAATCACACTTCCATCACAAGGTAAATGTTATCCAGAAGGACACCCATTAGCAAGTGGTGAAGTAGAAATTAAGTATATGACAGCTAAAGAAGAAGAAATTTTATCTTCTCAAAACTTAATAAAAAAAGGTGTAGTTTTAGATATGTTATTTGAATCTATTATAGCTGATAAAACACTTAAAATAGATGATATCGTTATTGGTGATAAAAATGCTATTGTATTAGCAACTCGTATTTTAGGTTATGGGCCTGAATACAAAATTCAAATGCCAAACGAATTTGGTGAAAATGAAGATATTATTATTGATTTATCTAAAGTACAAACAAAAGATATTGATTATAAGCAATTAAAAAGAGATAATTTATATGAGTTTGTAACTCCTACAGGTAAAAATGTTTTAAAATTTAAATTACTTACGCATGGTGATGAGAAAAAAGTTGATACAGATGTAAGAGCTTTAGATAGATTAAACAAAGGTGGTGTATCTCAAGAACTAACCACAAGATACAGATATATGATTAAATCTGTAGATGGTAAAGAAGATACCAAATCAATTGTAAATTTTATCAATAACAAATTTTTATCTAGGGATACTAGAGCGTTTAGAAATCATTTATCAGACCTCCAACCTGATATGGATATGAGTTTCGAATACGATAACCCTGAAAGTGGAGAGAAGGAGAGAATGACAATCCCGATGGGGGTTGGGTTTTTTTACCCTTCCGAATAACTATTCAGCTGAAATACATAATCAGATATTTGAAATGTGTTACTATGGAAATGGGTTCACATTTAAAGATGTATATCAGATGCCTGTTCACATTAGGTTATTCCACTTCAAAAAATTAATGGAAGCTAAGAAAAAAGAACAGGAAGCACACGATAAGGCGATGAAGAAATCATCACCATCAGTTGGTAAACCAAACGTGAGAGTGAGGAAATAATTCCTCACTTTTTTTTTACCTTATATTTATAGTTGTACAATAATATCCAT